CGTGCTGGCGGGTCAGCAGGTGCCACAGCAACACCCGCCGGGCGCGCATGTTGCCCGACTGCACCCCGGCAGCCCATGTCTCCCAGTTCTCCCCGAACCGGCGTTCGATCATCTCCGCCTGCGACGAGCGGACCCGGCCGGGGTCGAAGTCCCACTCCAACCGGTCGCCGTCCTCCGGCGCGAACGTCACATGCACCTCGTGGTCCCTCCGATCATTTCGCTAGCCGGGCGGCCATCTCTTCCATCGCGGCCACACACGCCGCCCGATATTTGCCCTGGTCGCCGTGTAGCGGCTTGTCGAACCAGCCCGGCGCCCCGACCTGCACAACCCACCGTCGGCCGAACACCTGACGGCGGAAGGAGCGGGAGTTGAACCGCTTCGGGGCGTTGACGAAGTTACGCGGCATGCCCTTCTTACGGGCCTTGACTGACACGCCCGTTGCCCGGCCGGACAGTCGGGCCTGCGCACCCACACCGGCGGCGATCGCTGACCCGAGGGATGACAGTACTTCTTCACCCTTGGGGTTGATCTCCCGCAGTTTCGGGGACACCGACGTTGACTGGTGGATTGCCTGCGCGTTGCCTTTCACCTGTTGGACGGCCGGCTCGACTGCGGCCCGCAGGTTACGCGCCAACGTCAGGCGCAGCTTCTTGCCGCCGTCTTCGGCGGACAGGCGTTTGGCCAGGTCGGCGAGTTGCCGCTGCTCGACGGTCAGTTCGATTCCGGCGTCGCCGGCCATCGGTCAGCTCGTCTGCCGCGACACGGCACCGGTGGTCGGGAACGACACGGACACGGTGGCCAGCGCGCCGACGGCACCGACGATCGGCTTCCATTCCTTGATGAGGATGGAGCCGGTGTAGGCGGGGTTGCTGGTTGACCGGGCGGAGGAGGTGGGGCGCACCTCGAACGTGACGACGGTGCCGAGCAGCGGGAAGAAGATGCTGTCCAGGTTCGCGGCGACGAAGTCCTGGATGAAGTCGATGGTGAGGCTGGCGTCCTTCAGTCCGCCGACGCGGGCGTGCCAGGTCTGCCCGAACGCGGTGGTGTCGAGGTCGGCGACGGAGATCGGGATCTCGACCTTGTTGCCGTGGTCGGACACCACATTGGAATTGATGTTGATGTATGCGTCGGTGAGGACGGTGGGGGTCAGTGCCATCGGACGGTCGTCCTCTCAAAGGGAAACGAAAAGACCGCCCGGCGCGGGGGCGGTCGAGGTGGGAGCGTTGTGTGGCGGACGGAATGCGGGGCGCCGCCCCTGCGGTGGCTACGAGCTGGCGGTGAGCACGTGCGCGAGGTGGACCGGTGCGGCCGGGAGGTCTACAACGATCGGCCGGGTCGCGACGACGTCCTGCGCATGGTCGATGACGAACCGGCCCTGACCGTCGCGCAGATACTCGGAGAAGTGCGCCCGGAACTGCCCGTCGGTGTCCTGGCTGACACAGAACGCGGTGCGCAGATTCGCTGGGTCCAGCCCGAGGCCGCGCACCCACTGGGTCGCCGCCTCGATCCCGGCCGGCTCAAGGTCAAGGGTGTCGAACCTGGCCCACTTCCAGTGCGTCACTTCGGCCCCACGCCCGCTGCCACCGCAAACAACATCGACGGGCTGCTCCCGCTGATCGTCCACACAGCTCGCCACCAACTGTCAGTGACAGCGCCCGCAACGACACCGGTCTGACCATCGAGAGCAGTGTCTGCGGTGAACGTGATCCGGTCAGTGGGAGAGCCGAACGTGTTGTCCACATTCGACTGGATTTTCACCGTGATCGTCGGCGTTGACGTGCCGGAGATCGACAGGACATGCAGGCAGGCGTACATCTTCTGCGACGCCAATACCGCACCCAACTGCACCGCCGTACCGTTACCGGTCGTGGTGCGGGCAGTGCCCTGCGGATGCAGGATCTGCCCACGCACCGGCGGCCAGTTCCCCTTCATCGACGCCGACCAGGCCAGCAACTTCCCCGCCGGGGCACCCGGCTTGTAGTCGGACTGCAGAATGCGGCACAGGTACGCCAGTGACCCGACCGCACCTGATGTCGGTACCACCGTCAACGCAGTGCCCTGCGCCCCCAGGTTCGTCCACAGTGTGTCGTCGGGCATCGACAAGTCAGTGGCCTGCCAGAACCCGTCCAGAGCCACGGTCGTGTCGAACAGGCCACCGACACGCTCATGCCAGCCACCCGACGCGTACGTGGTGGAGTCCAGATCCTCGGCCATCGACGCGAACTCGACCTTGTTCGAGAAGCCGGTCAGGTCGGCGGTCTCGTAGTAGATCCTGGCGTCAGTGAGCGCGGTTGGCGTAAGGCTCATGCTCGCCCTCCACTCCCTCGATGCAGGCAAGGAGATGTCAAAGTGCCCACACCCTCACGTCGAACTGGGCGCCGTAGTACTCGTCGGCGCCGATGGTGTACTGGCCGTAGGCGTGGACACGCTCAACAAGCAACGTCCGGCAGGTGCCACCGAGAGTCAGATCCGCCTCGATCGCGGCCTTGATCGAGGCGGCACCCGAAGGCGCGAGGTAGCTGTCCAGGCTGACCTGCCCGGCCGCCGGATCCACTCGCGACGCGTAGAGCCGGCCCTTGCACAGCAACTCGGTCAGCCCAGCGCCGCCGCCCTTGAAGGTGCGGTTGTAGTCGAGCTCAACCTCACCGGCCGCAAACGCCGGCGCGACGACCTGATCGGGCACGTACGCGAACGTCTGGATCCCGGAGATGGTGCCCACGGCGGCGGCCAACGCGGCGCGGATAGCGGCGATGTCCATCAGCCGATCCCGGGGATCACGAACGGCTGGATCAGCGAGTCATAGTCCGGGTCGTAGCGGCCCACGCGGACGACCCCGAAGTCACCGGCACCGGCGATACCGTCAGGCGACTCACGGCGTTTGAACAGTCTCGCCGCGCGCAGCAGACACGCCTCGTAGACGCCCTGCGGCACCGCCGGCCAGCCCCACTTCGCGGTGACCCGGATCCGCTGGCGCGGGTAGTACACCCACGGGATGAACGTGCGCAGCAGCCACGTCACCGGCAGCCCGATGGCGACCGCGTTGTCCGGCCCGGTTTCGTAGTCGGTGATGGCCGTCCACGTGCCGCCGGTGACGTTCGTGCCGACCTCGACGACCAGGCCGGCGGTGTCGCCGATGTCGTCGACGAACAGCTTCACACCCTCGGCAGTCGGCATCTGCCGGTACCGCGGGTTGTAGATGCGTTGGCTCGTCGACGCATCGAGGTAGAACCGGCGGCCGGTGTCCAGGTCAATGTCCCGCGACGCAGTGGTCAGCTTCGCTTGCAACTCCGCATCGCGGGCGGTGTCGGTGATCTGCAACCGCGACTTCAGATCCGCCAGCAACGCATACTCGTTGGCCACGTCACCCCCACCTTCACGACTGGGCGATCAGGTGGAGGTGACACACGTGGACAGATCAGGTCGCGACGCAGTAGGGGATCGTGGCTACCGTCGTCGGCGACGCGATCGTGGCCGGCGCGGTCGCGGTCAGCGACGACCCGGAGGTCTGCGCCAGCACCTTCTGCCCGGTGACGATGGCGCCGGCGGCTACCGCGTTCTCCAACGTCACACCGGCGATCGTCGGCACCGTCGTCGCCTTCACGCCGATCGCCGCGTAGTAGATGCCTGTGGTCGAGATGACCTGCGCGGTGGCCAGCGCCAGCGTCTTCGCCGTGTTCGCCGCCCACGCCGCGGTGAGCTGGTCGGCGGTCTGCGCGAGCAGCGCCGGGGTAGCGGCGGACGAATAGAGCGCGAACCACCAGTTCGTCGGGGTGCCGGCAGCGGTACCACCCGACACGAACGTCAGGTTCGTGACGGTCTCCCCGGCCTCCAGGTAGATCGCCACCGACGTCATGACCTGCGTGGTCAGGGTTGCGCCGTCGGTGACCACCTGATCCCGGCGGATCGTTTCCCGCAACAGACCGGTCGTCGGGGAGCCGGACATCAGCCAGTTCCGGTCAGTGATCGGGTAGTGCCCGCGTGCGAGCGGCATCTCAGGACTCCTTGCGTGTGCCGCGACGGGTGACCGCGGTCTGGGTCGGGGTGGACTGGGCCGCGTTCTCGGCGGCGGGCGGCGCGGCGACCTCGGGTGGCAGCGCGGCGGCGTACTCGGCGGCCCGCTGGCGGGCCTGCGCCGCCAAACCGGCCTGGCCGTCCGCCTGGAAGCGGTCGGCCTCGATGTGGTGTTGGCGCATACGGGCGGCGATGAGCGCCTCCAACCGTGTGATCTCGGACCGGACGGCCTGCTCCCGCTCGGCATCTGCGGTCTGGATGGCGGTGGCCAGTTCGGCTCGGAAGCCCGACAGCTCCGCCACAAGGTCGTGGAACATGGATGTCTCCTGTGGACGGCGAAGGGGCGCCCCACGCTCGGTGGCGACGCCCCTTCAGCAATCGGCCTAATAGCCGCTCTGTGGCACAAAACCCGTTCCGGACAACGAACTTATCGCCTCAGGCCGGCGCCCCGCCATATAGGCGGAATATGCGTATACCTGAAAACGGACCTGCATTGTCGAACTGAGCACTTCCTGGAGAACCCGGGTCTGCAACGCGCCTTCCCACAGGTACAGGTCCGACCAGCGGGCGACGATGACCCGCGACTCGTTGGTGCCGCCACCGAGGTTGGTGGGCAGGTTGCCGTCAATGAACGCCGGCAGACCCATCGACAGCATGCCGGCGGGACCGTCGCCGTCAGCGAGGTCCATCTGGATCCCCGACGGGTTCCACGCCACCTGCGGCGGCACGATCAGCGGCCGGTTCGTGGTGTCGAGCTGGGCGGTTGCCCAGTACCAGATCGACGGGAGAACCACAGCCCCGGTGGCCGGCAGCTTGCGGTTCTTGTAGACCTGCGACGCGCCCTGGGCGAACGCCGGGTACATGCCCGGCAACGTCGGGCTTCCCGACGTGTACGTCACCGAGTTGATGCCGGACACGTTGAGGATGCCGGTGTGCTGCCCGGCGGTGCCGGAGCCGCTGATGACCTGGATGTCGAGGCGCTGGTTGTAGTCGGCGATGAGGTCTCCGAGGATCACCTCGTCGAACGAGATCGGCGACTGGTCAAGCAGCTGAAGCGCCACGTCTTCCTGCCCGGCGACGGTCCGCACGGGTGCGGACACGAACGTGTCGGTCAGGTCGGCGGAAGTGACCGCCGCGCCGTCGGTGGTCTGCACGGCGGTGGCCGTACCGGTGTTGACCTTCGGGAGGTTGATGGAGTCGGTACCGGCCGGCAGCGGCATGTTACGGCACATGTTGGCGGTGGTACGACCGAAGCGGGGCAGGTCGATGTACTGGTCGACCAACCAAAGCGGAGGCGACTTGTTACTCCACACGCAAGCCAGAGGCTTGAACTTGCACGTGGGGGCTGGTCATTTCTGCCAGCCTCTGCACCTTTACCATCGGTGCAGACCGGACTGTATCTTCACCTGCCACCGTCGCCCAGATACGCCATCCGGACGGGGTTACGGCAGGGCTTCGCGCACGAGTCTCTACGGCGCCCCTGGCGCGGGTTCCCTCGGTATTCCCCAACAGGTCGTTCTCGGTGGGGTTCACCGATACAGCGAAGTGTTTCCATAGGGCCTCGCGGCCCTAGGCGTCCCTACGCGGCGACCGCCGCGACCTGAACGAAGTAACCGCCGGTCCCATCGGTGCGGTTCGGGTTGACCCGCATCTCCTGCGCGTTGCCGCGCTCGAACACCGACGACCGGTGCTCGGGCCGCAGACCCTCGATGCCCTCCAGCGCCCGCTGCGCCGCACTGCGGCGATTCGCTTCCCGCTTGGGCATCTCCACCGACAGTTCCTGCGCGTGGCGGCGCAGACGCTCCCGTGCAGCCTGCACACCGCCGTCACCGTCGCCGCGGCCGAGCTGGTCACGGGCCAGGTCCAGGAAGTACGAGTGCCGCTGGTCACGGCCGTAGGCACGGGGCTCGGAGATGATCTGCGCCCCACCGACCGGCCGGTTGTTGGCCGGCTCGTTGCGCTGGCCGGCCAAACCGGTCTGCGCGTACGCGGCAGCCGCAGCCTGCTCACGCTCGGCGTCCGCTTCGAGCTCGCGGATCTGATTGGTCAGCGGACCGATCTCATCGTCGATCGCCTTGATCGCGGCGCGCTTCTCGTTGAACGCGGCCGTCTCCTCGGGGGTGGCATCGCGGGTCTCCGTGACCGACGCGATCTGGTCTCGCTCGGCGGCAAGGCCCTTACGCTGTTCCAACAGCGCGGCCAGCCGCCTACGAAGGGTGGCGAGCACGCTCGCCCTCCTCTCGGGTTCGAGTGGGTGGGTTGACGTGCCTGCGTCGCGGCGAGTGGTGGCTCCGAGTGGTGGCGCGCGTCAGCGCACTCCGAGGCGGGCTCCGGGGCGTCGGTGGTCAGGCGGGGGATTGCCGGGGATCCCGCTAAACGGCGAGTACCGCGCGGATACGCGCATCGTCGTCGGCGGCGAGTTCCCTCAGCGACAGCGCCGCGAGGCGCCGAGTCTGGACTGGTGCGGCGGCATGCCCGGGGATCGGGGCAACGAAGCGGCGCTGCAGCCGCTCGTACAGGCCACGCGCGGCGGCCTCGTCGAGACGGTCCCAGTCCTGCGCCCGCATCACCGCAGCCGTCGTGGACGGGTTCGCGCCGAAGTTCACCACCGACACGTCGCCGCGGTTGATGTCGACCTCGGTGATGTCGCGCTGGTCGAAGTCCGGCGACCAGATCGACCGGCCCTCGGGTACCCGGAACGCGAACGACATCTCATCGACCGCGCCGTCCTCCAGTGCGGTGAGCAGATCCCGCACATCGGAGCGGACCGGGTTGACCTCGGCGCGGATATGCAGGCCAGTGCTGTCCTCCGACAGCTGCAACGTCCCCGCACGGGTGTACGCCATCGACAGGCCACCGTGGTTGAGCAGCAACTGCACCTGCGGGTTCGCGTTCAAAGTCCGAGCGAACGCACCCGACCGGATGACCTCCGTGTACGGGCCGAACGCATCCCACATCTCATACGGGGCTTCGGTGACCGACGCATAACCCTCGACAACGCTGGATCCGCCGTCGCCGGCCGTACGCACCTCGACCTGCACCGGGTACGCCCGACGGACCGGGCCGGACATCTGCGCCCGGGACGACTTCTCCGGCGCCGCCGGGCGGGCCGCACGCCGCGGCACCAATGCCGTGGTCATGGCCTTCACCCGGTCGGGTGCGGGTGCGCCGTCACGGCCGGCATACCGGAAGTGGGCCAGGTCGAAGGCGCGGGTCATCCGGTCGCCCAGTTCCGGGACAGGTGACGTGGCAAGCTCCTCAACGCGGTCGGCGAGCCCGAATCCAACCGCCTCACCGCCGAACATCCACGTCTCCGCGACCATCAGCGCCCGCCACAGGGTCGTGTCGCCGCCGCCGCGCATCCGGTAGATGTCGGCGACGTTGTCCGACTGCCGATCCAGGAACGTCGACATCTTCGCCATGTCCGCGGCGTTACCCTCTTCGGTGGCCGCCGCGTCGTGGATCATCATCTGCGCGCCGGGCATCATCACGATCTCATCGCCGGCCATCGCAACGATCGACGCAGCCGACGCGGCAAGCGCATCGACGTACACGGTGATCTGCGCCGGATGATGGTTCAGGGCGTTGAAAATCGCGATCGCGTCGAACACCGACCCGCCCGGCGAGTTGATCCGCACCGTGATCGCCGGGGCGTCAATCGCCTCCAAGTCCTCGGCGAACTGCTTCGCATCGACGCCGAACGACCCGCCGATCTCGTCGAAGATGAACACCGTCGGCGTCTCATCCGGTGTGCCATCGGCGGCGTTGCGGATCTCGTACCACGGCAGTTTCATCGCCGGCAGGTCCGCAACGACGGCACCGACGCTGGCGGCCAAGTCAACGTAGCGGCCCGCGGTCCGGGTCACCCGACCCTCCAGCCGCCGCACATGCGCACTCCTCGTCACGCCCACCCCCTCAGCCGTTCGGCCCGCACACACCGGCCACCGGTCGGCGGCGTTCGTCCCAGACTTCGCGTCATCAAGGTGGGCCTGCAGATGCGCCTTCACCCCGGCCCTGTCGCCGTCCGGGATGTCGGCGTCACCGACCCGGGCGAGACCATCGCGGCAGGCCGGCAAGTTCGCCGGCCCACCCTTGACCTTCGCGTGCGGAAACTTCCACGTACCCTTCGCATCCGGATCGCCGTCGGCCTCATACCAGGCGTGGCAGTAGCGCAGGGTCGCCGCATCATTCGGCATCGCCGCGACCGCCGCCTCGCCATCCCAAGGCTCGTCCACCGTCGCGGTGTGATGCACCGGCACTGCGGGCATAGGTCATCGCCTTTCACGCGAGACGGGGAGCGCAAGCCGACCTACTTGGTGGCGGGCGTGACCTTGATCGGATTCAGGACCGGCACCGGCATGAAGTCCAACTCCGCCAACTGCCCTTCAGTCATCGGCGGCATGTCCTCAATGTCGCGGGCCTCTGACGGGGCGAGCATCCGCGCCGCGATCGCCAACGTGTGCGCCTTGTACCGGGTCAGCAGATCCGTGCGCAGCAACGCGTTGCGGTTCAGCTTCACGAACCGCGGCCGCGGCAGCATCGCCGACAGCGCTCGCTCGATCCGGGAAAACCACAGGTCGAGGGTGTAGGTCAGCAGGTGGATGTTGCGTTGCTCGACGTTCGCGTACGTCATCGCGCCGCCGACCTCGTAGCCGAGAATCTCCGGCACACCCGGCCCGTAGATGCGGGCGCACTCCGTGCCGGTGTAGCCCTGCGTCTGCAGGAACTGGGACTCCTCCGGGGCGATGGAGATCTGCTGCCACTGCCAGCCCTTGCCCAACACCACCGGCTCGCGGGTGCCGTTCATCGCCGCGATGAACCGCTCCTTCGCGGTACGCGCGACATCGGGTGTCAGATCCGTTTCAGTGTTCGTCAACAACCCGGTCGGGTTCGCTCCGTCGGCGAAAAACTCAGTCCCGAACCGCTGCGCCGCCAGACCCAGCCCAATCGTCTGCGCGTGATAGCCGATCGGGGACAGGCCACGCAACGCCCCAGGCAGCACATATGCCCGGCGGTGCCACATGTCCTCCCGGTCAACGTCGTACCCATTGACCTTCCACACCGGCGCGCCGCTCTGCCCGTCCCGCCAACCGGCCACCTCATCCGGGTGGAACAGCGGCACACACGTCGGGAACCCGCCGCGCGCATCCCGCGCCGTCACCTTCCCGTACACGTTGCCGCGCAGCAGCAGCGACACCAGCGCCGCGTAGATCCAGTCGGGGGTACCGTATCCGTCCCCGGCGACATCGAGCAGATACCCGGGGGTCGTCACCGGCCGCGTCACGTCACCACTGCCGGCATACACGTCCATCGGCAGTTCGGCCGCCAGGCCGGCGATCAACGACACCGACGCCCACACCGCCACCTTCTGCATCGCGCTCTCGGCGCGAGACAAGTTCAGCGTCGAAATCGACGACGCCGAATTCGGCAAAATGGGCGGATTCGAGAACTGGGCGGTGAAGCCGTTGTAGCGCCGCTCCCGCGGGCCGCTGAACAGGCCCACGGGTTACCCCATCCGGTTGTCGAGCACCAGCAGGAACAAGCCAGCGGCAACCCACAACAGCGGGTGGTAGATCTCGCCGAGCCCAAGCGCGACAAGGACAGCGCCACCGGCACCGGGAATCGAGCGAACCGTCACCGAACGCATCGCGACGCCGTACACGTGGCCGGCCTTCTCGGCGAGCCAACCGATCAGAACCTGACGGCGGGAGATCGCACGGTGCATGTCGACCTCCGGTATCTTTCGACGTGGGCGCCCCGTGGTGCAAAGGAATGACTCGGGCATAGGTACACGGTCGGCCGATTTAGGCGCTGCTGACGAGACAGGCTCGCCGTGAACTCCCTGCGGCTTGCGGGTTCGAATCCCGTCGGGGCGCCCCTAGAAAATGTTGTTCAGCGGGTCGTATCCGCCGTTGGCGGCCCACCATGACGCCCGCTCCAGAGCCATCACGGCCGCCACCGCGAGGTCAATCTTCCGGTTCGAGCCGCGGTGCTCCTTGTAGATCCGGGTACCACGGCTGTCGACCTTCAGCACGGCGTTGCCGATGTGGCGCGCCAGACCCGGATCGCCGGACTGCGTCACCGCCCGGTTCATGACCGCCTCAAAGAACCGCGTCGTGGCTGGCGTCATCCGCTGCGGCGACTGCGGGAACTCCACAATCGGCAAGCCCTCACCGTCGAGCACCTGATATGTACGCGCCCACCGGTACGGATCGCAGGCGATCTCCCGCACCTGCCAACGCCTGCACGCGGCGCGGATGACGTCCTCCACGTCGAGGACCGGCACCTGCCAGTCACCCATAGCGTCGACGGGCTTCTCCCACAACGCGACCACATCAACATGCGGGACGGCGGCGACCTGGGCCACGACTAGGGCCGTGCAGTCGCCGTTGTAGGAGCCGTCGAAGCCGAGGACGACCTCGGCACCGTCCGAGATGCTCCGGCTGGACAGGCACGCTTCCCACGCCCCGGTCGGTAGCCACGTCGACTGGGCCGACACCCACTGGTTGACGCGCTTGGTTCGGTACTCCGCCTCCGGTGTGCGCACCAGCGATGCGGCGAAGTCCTCGGCCGACACGATGTCTCCGAAGCCTGGGTTGGCCTCGCGCCACGTCTCGGCCAGGCGGTGATCCGCGTCGGCCTTCTTCGGCTCCCACCAGGCGAAGAAGAACGTGGGATCGGCGACCTCTCCGCTGACAACCCGCTGCCCGTGCTGGTACAGCGAGTAGCACAGCGAGTCGCTTCCGGACGAGTCGTACTTCGCACCCGCCGTCGTGATTCCCACCATGAGCGGCTCGGGCCGGGCACCCATAGCCAGCGCCATGACGTCCCACAGCTCCCGGTTCGGCTGGACGTGCACCTCATCGAAGTAGACAGCGGTCGGGTTGAGCCCTTCCTTCGTGTATGCCTCGGCGGAGAGCACCCGGTAGATTGATCCCGTCGAAGGGATCTCGATCACGTCGCGGTAGGTCTTGCACAGCTCGGCGAGTTCCGGTTCGAGTTCCACCATCCGACGCGCCGTGCCGAACACGATCCGGGCCTGCTCGCGGTCACCGGCGCAGGAGTAGACCTCACCGCCGTCCGGGCCGCACACCAAGCTGTATAGGGCGAGGCCGGCACCGAGGCCGCTCTTGCCGTTCTT